CAGACATGGATAAACTGAAACAGCTAGGAGCAACATAATGGAACTGATGGAACTATCACTGGTGCGAAGCCTGATGAACAAGGACTTCTACGATAACAATCGTGGCGCACGGTGTCCCGACAAACTGTTCAGCGCAGATGTGCGTAAGATCAAGAAGGCAGTGGACACTGCAATGGATAGGTACAATCGTACTGTCACACCGGAAGAGGTACAGGCGTTGTTCATATCCAGCAACCCATCTATCACGCCAGCACAGCGCGACTCGTATGGCAGTCTCTTCAACAAAATCCAGCGCACTGATGCGTTGGGCAACGACGTGGCAGGAGAGGTGCTTTCTCGCCTGTTCCAGCAGGTTGTGGGGGCAGAGATTGCAGAGTTGGGGTTTGACTACGTGAATGGAGACAAGTCCAGTCTGGAGCCTCTACAGCAGCTTCTTGAAAAGTATGGCGATGACTTCACACCCAAGCTAAACATTGAGTGGGATGACATTACTATCGATACAATCATTGCCAAGAATGATCTGGAAGCACGATGGACATTCAACATCCCAACCCTTGCACGTAAGGTGGAGGGCATCAACGAGGGACATCTGATTGAGATTGGTGCCAGACCAAATACAGGCAAGACATCTTTCCATGCCAGTATCATCGCTGGTCCAGGAGGATTTGCACAGCAGGGAGCAAACTGTATTGTCTTGTGTAACGAGGAAAGCTACCATCGTGTGGCAGCACGTTATCTCACGGCAGCTACAGGTCTGACCATGTGGGATGTGAAGAACAACCCATCGAAGGCACGTGACATGTATCGTCCAGTATACGACAAGATTCGTATCAAGGATTCCACAGGCAGGGACATGGCATGGGTCGAGAGTGTGTGTAAATCGTACAAGCCTGACATTTTAGTGCTTGACATGGGAGATAAATTCGCTACTATGTCTGGCTACTCACGTCCTGACGAAGCACTGAAAGCGAATGCTATCTATGCTAGGATGATTGCCAAGCAGTATGGCTGTGCTGTATTCTACATGTCGCAGCTTAGTGCAGAGGCAGAGGGTAAAACAATTCTGAACCAAAGCATGATGGAGGGTTCACGTACAGGCAAGGCAGCAGAAGCAGACTTGATGGTGCTGATTGCAAAGAACCCACAGGTTGAGGGACAGGATGAAGAAGATACAGAACGTCATCTGTGTGTCGTCAAGAATAAACTTACTGGCTGGCATGGCAGGGTACGTTGTGAACTGAACTACACTGTAGGGAGATATGAAGTATGAAGGTAACACTTGATGTAGAAAATACTGTCACACACCGTGACGGCAAGATGCACCTTGACCCCTTTGAGCCTGAGAACTCGTTGGTCATGGTTGGTATACTGACTGACCAAGGGCAGTGCCTGACGTTTCCATTTGACCACGCTGATCGTCCTAATCAGGATGACTATCACGAACGTGTGCAGATGATTCTTGACGAGGCTACTGTTCTTATCTGTCACAACGCAGCGTATGATCTGGTGTGGCTGTGGGAGTCTGGCTTCAAGTATGATGGGCCTGTGTTCGATACAATGCTGGCAGAGTATGTGCTACAGCGTGGGGTCAAAGAACCCCTGTCTCTTGAGGCATGTGCTGAACGCTATGATCTTGACACCAAGAAGCAGGACACATTGAAGGAGTACTTCAAGAAGGGCATTAGTGTTCGTGACATTCCATACAATGAACTCACTGACTATCTCGTTGCCGACCTTGAAGCTACACAACAGCTGGCCGACAGGATCAACAGGCGTCTTAACTCTGTGGCTGACAGTCAGCTACTCAGCACAGTTAATCTGACCAATCAGGTGGCAACATGTCTTGCACGAATATACCAGCGTGGATTCAGTGTAAACTCAAACGTGCTGGACGAGGTTCGCCAGGAATTTGAGCAAGAGAAGGCTGACCTTCTGGACAGCTTGCAGTCTCAGGTTCGTGAACTGATGGGTGATACGCCTATCAATCTCAACAGCCCAGAGCAGTTGTCGTGGGTTGTGTACAGCCGTAAGGTCAAGGACAAGAATGTGTGGTCTAACTCTATCGAACCTTATATGAAGGACACACCCTTCAAGGAACTGATTAGTAGTCAGACCGAACGAGTGTATAGAACATATGCAGAACAGTGTCCTGATTGTAAGGGTACTGGTTACGTACGCAAGACAAAGAAGGATGGCACACCCTTTGCCAAACCTAATAAGTGCGTGACCTGTGCAGCAAGTGGCTTCTTGTACAAGTCTACTGACAAGGTGGCTGGCCTAAAGTTTATGCCACCAAATGCAAAGTGGGCTAGTGCCGGTGGCTTCTCTACTAGCAAGAACAATCTGGAGATTCTTGAGAGGGCTGCACGTAGCAAGGGCATGGATGATGCTGTCAAGTTTCTGTCAGACGTAAGGCGTCTGTCTGCTGTTGACACCTACTTGTCATCCTTTGTCGAGGGTATCAGGACTCATACGAAGTCCGATGGTAAGCTGCACGTACGTTTGTTGCAGCATAGGACTGCCACAGGTCGTCTGTCTGGTGCAGACCCGAACATGCAGAACATGCCACGTGGTGGTACGTTCCCTGTCAAGAAGGTGTTCGTGTCCAGATGGGATGGTGGCAAGGTATTGGAAGCAGACTTTGCACAGCTAGAGTTTCGGGCTGCTGCATATCTGTCACAGGATGGAGTAGCAATTGAAGAAGTATCTACTGGATTTGATGTACATGCATATACCAGTAAAGTTATTACTGATGCTGGTCAACCGACGAGTCGCCAAGAAGCAAAGGCGCATACGTTCGCACCTCTTTATGGCGCAACGGGCTTTGGGAGAACGCCAGCGGAAGCAGAGTACTATACACACTTCACGGAGAAGTACCAAGGCATCGCAGATTGGCATACCCGACTGGCTAAAGAGGCTCTAAATACAGAGATGATTACCACACCCTCTGGTCGTCAGTTTAAGTTTGAAGGTGTGCGTCGTCTGAGCAGTGGGAAGATAAGTAACTTCACACAGATCAAGAACTATCCTGTGCAGTCGTTTGCTACAGCAGACATTGTGCCTATCGCACTGTTGCACATAGATAAACTACTTGATGGTATGCAGTCGTGTGTTGTCAATACAGTCCACGATAGTATTGTAATTGATGTACACCCGAATGAAGAGAGGCAGGTGATTGATATCATTAAAAAAACTAATGACGATCTTCCTGGTTTGATTACAATGAGATGGGGCATTGTCTTTAATGTTCCACTTGAACTTGAAGCAAAAATTGGTGAGAATTGGCTTGACACCAAAGACGTTGTATGATACAACTACGCTTCCATTTTCCAAGAAAGGAGTAAATACATATGAGTGAACTCGCAGTAATTGATGCCAACAATTATGCAGCTATGGCCCAGATGATGGGCATGGCATACGATGCAAATGGTGGCAAGAATAAAAGTACGCTGTCGCGTATCAAGGTGCAGAAGAAACCAATCAAAGGTAAGGCCACTATCGATGGCAAGAATATGACTGTCGATATTGTACCGGCTGGCTCCTACATGATTGAGAAGGATGGCAAGACTCTGTATGCTGAAAGCATGAAGATTCGTATCGCCGTTCAACGCTTCATGTATCAGAAGTACGACAATGCAGTCAACAACTACGTTAAGACTGTGATGGCAGACAACTTGGATATCGATCTGAAAGATAACTACGGTGGCTTTAACTGTGGTAAACCGTCTGGTTATATCCAAGACTTCAATGGTCTACCTGACGCTACGAAGGAACTGATTCGTTCCATCAAACGTACTCGCGTCATTCTTGGTAAGGTTACTTTTGTCGATGCAAAGGATGATAAAGGTAATCCCCATGAGGTGGAGGACTACCCATTTATTTGGGAAGTCGATAACAAGGAAGGCTTCAAGAACTTAGGCGAAGCTACGGCAAAACTTGCCAAGCACCAGCGTCTGTCTCTGTTTCACGACATCATCGTGACCAGTGGCGAACGTGAAGGTATTGGTAATACGTACTACGTCCCTGAGTGTGAGGTTGACCTCGATGTTTCTCACGAGATCACTGATGGTGATCAGGAACTTATGCGTGACTTCATGGCTGTAGTCGAAGCCCACAATCGTTGGGTTCTGTCTGAGTGGGAAGAGAAGCATGTTGAAAAGGCAACGGATGATGAAAAGGAACTCGCAGAAGAGTTTGTAGACATCGACGTTGAAGAGGTGGAGTAACATGAATCACCCAGCTGAACTGGCGTTGCATCGCTACATGGATAATGCTGCTAACGGCAAATCCACCATGTCAGAAGAGACCATCAAGCAAGTTGGTCAGGATGTCATGGATGCGCTTGCACGTCAGTTTGGTGGGTCAGGGAAGCGCGAGTTTCGCGTACGTATGTCTAATGTTGGTAGGCCAACCTGCCAACTATGGTTTGAAAAGAACAAGCCAGAGACAGCCCTGCCTCGCCCTACCACATTCGTTATGAACATGATGCTTGGAGATATTGTTGAAGCAGTCTTTAAGGGTCTACTGAAAGAAGCAGGAGTGGAGTATGGAGATTCGGAGACTGTATCTCTGGACATTGGAGAGCATACAATTAATGGAACATATGACCTTAGTATTGATG